ATGTCTGCAAAAGTTAAACGAATGGGATGTTCTAACTTAAAAGATTTATTAGAAGGCGGTAAATTATTATTGGTTGATCCCAATACAATATCAGAATTTAGTTCTTTTGAGCCGAAGGGTAACTCGTATTCAGGCGCAAATGGAACGCACGATGACTCTGTAATGAACTTTGTTTTATTTGCATGGTTTGTTAGTACTGATTTTTTCAGATCGTTAACCGATATAGAAATTAAAGATCTTCTATATAAAGAAAGGATTATGGAAATGGAGGAAGATTTACCACCATTTGGTTATATGCATGGATCTAAAGATAATAGAAACGATGAGCATAGTAACTTAGTAGATAATATTAAAGATTGGAAATCGGCCTTTTAAGGGCCGTTATAAAATAAATATTGTTATTGAGAATATTCTTATTATGCTAATTATAAATTGTAAAACAAAATACACTGAAAGGAAAAACTTATGGGATTTTTAGTATCACCTGGAGTTGAGATCAAAGAAACTGATCTCACAGATATAGTGCCAGCACAATCCACCTCTATTGGTGGATATGCAGGGTACTTTCGTTGGGGACCGTCGGGACGTTTAGTCACGGCAGGTTCTGAAACAGACCTCGTTAAAATTTTTGGAGCACCAGAAATTAAAGGGGAACTTGAAGTTAGCTTTTTAACAGCGGCTAGCTTTTTGAAATATGGCAACTCATTAAAAGTTGCAAGAGCAATCGACGGATCATTAAACGCCACATCTGCTGGTGTTGCTATGGATCCACTTGATGGAACGATTAACGGACAAGATGATGTTGACCGATTGAATACAAAGCTATTGGCTTTGGGCACGGCTGGCCAACAAAAACTCGTTGCACGATATGGCGGAAAACTTGGCGATTCACTTAGAGTTATTTTTGTAACCGAAGAAAATTGGGCCAATTTACCAGACGGAATTAAAACACAACTTGGGTATAAACCAACTAATACTGTTTGGGCAGAAACCCTTACAGGTTTAGAAGGTGAGGCCGGTGTAAATGATGAAGTTCATATTTTAGTTCTAGATCAAGGAGGAGCTTTCACTGGAGAGCAAGGCGCAGTTCTTGAAATTTATCAAGGGGTATCGCTTGCTTCTAATGCAAAGGACGAATTTGGAAATTCTGCTTATTGGGTTTCTAAATTAAATTCCGGAAGTTCTTATGTTTGGGCCAGCGGTCCTTCTGAAGAGCCTGCTCTTATTCAAGATGCTGTTATAGATTTTTGGGATACTCTAGACTTTTTAGAGGGTGTTGCACCAGTCGGAGGCGGAGGCACTGGCCCAGCAGAAGAGCCTGGCCCAGCAGACAGCTATTTCGTTGATTTGTCCAATGGCGCAGATGACGATACCACTAGTGCTGACGCAGTTGTTGCTGCTATCGATTTATTCGGTGACTATGAGACTGTTGATGTTAATCTAATCTTCGGGCACAACTTTACCGAAGCCGTCGGAACGGTTTACTCTGCTAGTAAAACTAAACTTGTTGATGATAAACTTTTAGAAATTGCAAATGCACGTAAAGACTGCATGGCGTTTATATCAGCTCCATTAACATTATCTATACTTTCAAATGATGTTGATAAAAAAGATGATGCGATGGCTAAGTTTGATTCTATCAGTTCAACCAGTTATGCAGTATTTGACAGTACTCCGGCTTATGTTTATAATCGTTATAAAGACCAATATGTTTGGATTCCTTTATGTGGTCATATCGCAGGTCTTTGTGCTAATACTGATTTTGTTTCAGAGCCATGGTTCTCTCCAGCTGGATTAAACCGAGGTAATATTCAAAGCATTGTTAAACTCGCTTATAACCCTAAGCAAGCCGATCGTGACGAACTATACAAATCACGTATTAACCCAGTGGTTTCTTTCCCTGGTCAAGGCGTTGTTCTATATGGTGATAAGACGGCCCTCACACGTCCTTCTGCGTTTGATCGCATTAATGTTCGTAGGTTGTTTATGACTGTTGAGAAAGCAATTGCTACATCTGCTAAATTCCAGTTATTTGAAATTAACGACGAGTTTACAAGATCAGCCTTTGTTAATGCAATCGCTCCATATCTAAGAGATGTTCAAGGCCGCCGAGGTATTGAGGACTTTAAGATTGTTTGTGACTCATCTAATAATACTTCACAGGTTATTGATAGTAACAGGTTTGTTGCTAGTATTTACATCAAGCCGTTACGTTCAATTAACTTTATCACGCTTAACTTTATAGCTACCAGAACAGGTGCTATTTTTGAAGAGCTGGTTTAATAAAGGATTGATAAATATTAATATAAACAATAGAAAATAAAAATATGAGTAATATATCAGATTTTAAATCACAATTAACAGGGGGAGGCGCACGGCCAAACCTATTCAAATGTAAAGTGTATTTCCCGCCAGAGCTTTCAACAGATACGTTGACTAAGCTTGGCAGCTTTATGATCAAAGGAGCACAACTTCCATCGAGTGTTATAGCACCCGTCGAAGTTCCTTACCTAGGTCGTAAGTTAAAGGTTGCAGGAGACCGCACATTTGAACCATGGACGATCACCGTTATTAACGATGAAAACATGCTTATAAGGAATGCCTTTGAAACATGGATGGATCTTATTAACGATAATAAATCAAACACTTCGACTTATAGCCAATCAGGTGAAGCATTAAACTATATGCGGCCTGTAGAAGTTGAGCAACTTGGACGTGATGGAGCAGGGCATGGCCTTTCATCTGGTCTTGGTGATGCGATTAAGCGCTATAAATTGATTGATGCATTCCCAACAAACATCAGTGCGATTGATCTTAATTATGAAACTAACGATACAATTGAAGAATTCACAGTAGAATTTAATTACCAATATTGGGTAAGTAATACCACTGCTGCGGCTTCAGACGCAAACTAATCGTTATAATTAGTTAAAACAAATTAAGTCTTAGAATTACCCTTAGTTTCGGCTTGGGGTAATTCTAAGCATTATATATAATATATGAACGTATTCGGATTTGACATAAGCAAAAAGCTAAAGAAAGCAAATATACTAAGCGATGAATCTGACACAAAGGATTCTATTGAAAGTTTTGCTCCACCATTAAATGATGATGGCTCTGCTGTTTTTTCAGGCGGGGGCGCAACATCTGGTTATTATGGCCAAGTTCTCGATTTGGATAATTTAAATATTCAAAACGAAAAAGATCTAATTAAAAGCTATAGAACCGCTGCAGCTCAACCTGAGTGCGATATGGCAATTAATGATATTGTTAATGCTGCTATTGTTGGAGATTCTAATACTGCTCCTGTAAATTTAGTTCTTGATGATGTAGATTTACCAGATAATATTAAAAAGAAATTTAGAGAAGAATTTGATACGATCATCAAGCTGTTAAAATTTAATTTTAGCTCACACGATATTTTTAGGCGTTGGTATATTGATGGTAAACTATATTACCATTTAATGATTGATTCCGAAAAAACCAAACAAGGGATTAAAGATGTTCGATTAATAGACCCTTTACATATTCGTAAAGTAAAGGAAGTTACTAAGAAAGTTAATAAAAGAACCGGTGAAGAAACCTCTGGAATTACTAAAGAATATTACCTTTATGGTCAAGACATGTCTGCTGGATCACAGGCGTTAAAAATTGATCCAAATGTTATTGTATATGTTCCATCTGGAACAACTGACGAAACACAAAAAATTTCAACGTCGTATATTCATAAGAGTGTAAAGTTAGTAAACCAATTGCGCGTAATGGAAGACGCTCTTGTTATTTACAGAATATCACGAGCTCCTGAACGTCGTATATTTTATATTGATATTGGTAACCTTCCAAAAGGCAAAGCTGAGGAATATGTTCAAGGTATTATGTCTAAGTATCGTAACAAATTAGTTTATGATGCGACTACTGGCGAAGTTCAGGATGAAAGTAAGAGCATGAGTATGCTTGAAGATTTTTGGTTACCGCGCCGTGAAGGGGGTAGAGGAACAGAGATTACGACTCTCCCAGGTGGCGAGAATCTTTCTCAAATTGATGATGTTATCTTTTTCCAAAAGAAACTATATCGTTCATTAAATGTTCCGTTAAGTAGGCTAGATTCTGAAAGCACTTATAATGCTGGACGAGTTAGTGAAATTTCAAGAGAAGAAGTTAAATTCCAAAAGTTTATTAATAGACTTCGCCGTAAGTTTTCGGTCTTGTTTATTGATATGCTTAGAGTACAATGCTTGCTAAAACGCTTATGTACTGAAGAAGAATGGAATGATATTGAACAGAAAATATCAATTGACTTTATTGAAGATAACTATTTTTCAGAGTTAAAGGACTTTGAAATCTTGAGGGAACGTATTACAATGTTAGAACAAATACAACCATTCATTGGTAAGTATTATTCTAAGAAGTGGGTAAGATCTAATGTTCTTAACTTTAGTGAAGAAGATGTTGAAAGAATCGACGCTGAAATTGAAGAAGATCCTGTTGATGATGATGAGTTTTAAAATGGATGCTTAAAACAAAAAATTATATAAATAAATAATATTAAAATGAATACAAACGAATTAATAAAAAGCATAGTTTCAGGCGATACTAAGCAATCTTCTGCGATTTTAACTACTCTTTTAAAAGATAAAGTTAAAACTGAAATCGATTTACAAAGAGTAACTGCAGCAAATAACATTTTTACTGATGCTGAAGATGTTGTTGAAGCTTGTGGCAAAGAGAAAAAGAAGAAGAGTAAAGAAGAAGTAGAAGAAGGTAATGAATTTACTAAAGCTGCTGCTAAAGCAGTTATTGATGGCGAAGAGGAATTCGAATTCAATGGTAAGACTTACAAAGCAACTATTGATAAAGAAGCTGCTAAAAAAATCCTTGGTATTAAAGAAGATAATTTAGAAGAAGCAACTAAAACAAAAGAAGTAACAGTTGATCAATTCTTTTCGAAATATTTCGGAACAAAGAGTTGGGCAAAGGATGCAGACTTTAAAGATCAGATCGATATGATGAGCCTTGGAAGAAAAGAGATTGCTGATTTAATTAAAAATAAAAACAAAAAGGTTAAAGTAACTTCATCTTCAAGTAGAAACGGTTGGCTTACATCTTTTTCAATGGGTGGTTATACTATTGAAGTTGAGTCAATGGACCCCGTAACAGAATTTACGTAAAATGAAACTAATTACAGAACACAACGAGGAGCTAAATTACCTCACCGAAACAAAGGATGGTAAAAAGAGCCATATCATCGAAGGTATCTTTATGCAAGCCGATCAGCTTAATCATAATAAAAGGATTTACCCAAAGGCAATTCTAGAAGGTTCGGTTAAAAAATACGTTGAGAATTACGTTGCAAAAGGTCGCGCAGTTGGTGAATTAAACCATCCTGAAGGTCCTTCAATTAATTTGGATAAAGTATCTCATCGTATTACAGAACTTAGCTGGAATGGTAACAATGTTATTGGTAAAGCAAAGATTCTTGATACTCCAATGGGAACTATCGTTAAGGGATTACTTGAAGGCGGGTGCCAGCTTGGTGTTAGTTCACGGGGAATGGG